GAGGTGGGTAACAATCGCCTCGCGCCACTGGAAGGCGGACATCTCGGAATTGGGCTGCTCTGTGAGGAGGCGGTAGCGGTAGTCGGTGATCGCTGGCTCTTTGGTGTCGCTGTTCCGCCCGGTGTTGCGGTGCGTGATCAGCGGGCACGAAGCGACCGACTTAGCAATCTTCGAGACGATGCCGTAGACCGGGCTGTACTGCATCGCGGTCGAAGGGGACACCGGGCGCCCAGTGTAAGTCCCTGCACCCTGGCTCAGCAGGTTGTAGACGGAAGATCCCACGCGTGCGTCTGCGATGTTGCCGTCACGATGCTGTGAGGATGGCGCTATGGCGAAGACGTCGTGGCCGGCGGCGCGGGAGAGGGAGCCGAGAGTTTCGATCATTTTTTCCCCTGCAGGGGGACGACGCGTTCAAAGCGGACTACTGTCTTCAGGTCAGCCTCAACCACGGCGGCAATCGCGCCCCAGCCTCGCTCATCGACGCCAAATAAGCCATTGATGATGCCCAGTAGCCCTATGGAAAAAGGATGGCCGCCGGCCTGGATGCTGTCGTGGTTCGCCAGATTCTCATTGCATGGCACCCGGTTACTTACCAGTGCGGAAATGGCAACGGGATCGAGGGCGAGCGCTTCATTTAGCAAGTCGATCGCACCTGGGATAGAAATGGAGGCGATCACAGCGCAATACATCCCGGAGTCATAGATTTCTTTGTGTTTTTCATGATGCAGTCGATCGCCATAACCGACGCGACCATGCCGTCGATCCGCTTGCTGCCACTCTGCCGATTGGGTTTCACGAGCTTGATATTTCCAGCCGGGTCCTGCGCCGTCGTTGTACAGTCCGCGTTCCAGCGCAGTACCGGATGTCCTGTGTGGACCAGGTGCTTCGAGAGCACCAGTTCTTCCATGCGCCGGCAGGGGGCATTCATTGAAACGAAGCCTTGCCCGGTGTCAACTACTTCGATGCCGACTTCCATGAGGTCCGCAACCGTGTCTCGCGCTCCATATCTATCGAAGCCAATCTGGCGGATTTTGAAGATCCGCGCCAGTTGCTTGATGCGCGCCGTAACGAAACGCCAGTCGGTTACAGCGCCCGGTGTCAATTCGAGGAAGCCTTGCTCTGCCCAGAGGTCGTACCGCACGTTATCGTGCTTTGATCGTCCTGCCAGGTCGTCTTCAGGAAGCCAGAACCAGGGGTATAGGTAAACGTCATCCTTGATGGGCCACGCGAGGACGAAAGCAGTAAGATCATTTATCGCTGCAAGGTCCATTCCCCCGTAACAGGGATGAGGCCGGAGCTTTTCAATAAACGAACGGCCGACTGCATCGGCGGTATCGAGATGTTCCTGTTCCAGTGACACGGGTTTCTTGAGCCACGATAGAAGCCGCTTGAGGAGGTTCTGGCGCGGGGCCGGGATACTCGAGCCGTTCCACTCGCAGGCGTCCCAGATGCCGAGTCCTGTCCAAATCGTCGGCACATCGAAGGAAGTAATGGATAATTTCGGCATGTGGAAAAAGCGCTTAAGCGGCCAAGGCAATCGGGGGCGTCCATTTGCATGCGTCCCACTTCTGCAGGGGAATCCAGATATCCCGGCTGTTCACCCACATATTTAAATAGAGGCGTTTAAAAGCTGTCTGCTCTGAAGGGCTGTTTATCGCCTTGGTGAACTTGGTCCGGAGGTAGTCCATCTTGACGATTTCTCCGAGGCTTGGATTAGCCAGCACCCACAGCGACTCGTCAGTCCAGTCCGCGTCCTTCGGGACTTCGAAGATCATCGCGAAGTATTCGGGATCGTCAACCACTCGGTTGAGCACCCGCCTCGCATACTCGATTTCGCGGCCGTAGAGGGTTTCCTCGTTGATGCCCGCCGTCGAAATGATGATTTCGAGCGGTTGGCGCCGAGCCCCCGATCCGGTGGTCAGGGCGTCGTACAGTTCCTGCTCCGCCGCTCCCCACACGTGCAATTCATCAAAAAGGAGCGCGCTGGGATTACTACCGTGCTTCGCTCGCCCATCCGCCGTCAATGCCCGAAGCTTCCCTCCGTTCATCGTGTTGTAGATCTCCCTTCTGTAGGGAGTCACCTTAAGGAACTCTGAAAGTTCCTCGCTGGCGTTCACCATGCCGGCAGCGGCTTCGAAGATCTTGCCTGACTGCTCACTCGTTTTGGCCGCCGCGTAGATTTCCGGCTCTGCCTCATCGTCCATCACCAAAAGGTCCAGGCCGATGGCTGCGACAGTCTGGGTTTTCGCGTTCTTCCTGCCCATTGAGAGCAGGCCTCGACGATAGAGGCGCGATTCGTCCGCGCGCTTCCACCCCAACAAATTACCGATGAACTTTTTCTGGAAGGGCAGGAGGCGGAAAGGTTCCGGCCGGCCTGACTTCGTCGACTTGGTCAACGTCAAAGATTCGATGAAGGCAAAGTCGAGTTCAACGGAGGCCAGATCGAAATAGATGCCTTTGAGGAGCGGGTTTTCCTTGGTCTCAGGTTCAACGGAGGAGGCGAGGGCGTCGAAGAGTGCGTCAGGATTCACAAGGCCGGCGGCACGTCAGTCTCCGCTCTACGGCGTGCAATTTCGGCGCAGAAGTCGAGCATCCGTAATTCTTCCGGGCTGAAAACTCTCCAATACGTTCCGATCTTGATGACTTCCTGGCAGCAATTCCCCTCGGTGCGATATGTGCTTACCGCCCCGTTATAGCGGCAGCCGTTGGCTTCGAGGCGAAGCGCGTGCTGCCAAATCTTCGCTTCAGGGCACTGGCGTATGAAGTCGGCCGCCCATTGCTGCCATTCGCTTACTCGGCCGGCCAGTACCAAAATGTCCTTCATCTGGTTTATGCCTTCCGTCCCTGCTTCGCCGCCAGAATCTGAGCGACTGGGCCCAACTTCTTCGGCGCCTCAGCCTTCAGTCCGATTCGAGCCCTCGCCCCCGGGGTAGCGCAGATCAACTGCAGCCACTGCTGGAGGTCCTTGCCGGCCTGAGCCCTGAGTTTCAGCGCCGCGATCCTGTATTCCGGCTCGAGTTCGGCATCTGAAAAGAGGTCAGCCGCGTCTTTCACGGCGGATAGGCACTGGACCGCCATCATGATCGCGTGGGTGTCGATGTGCTTGATTGGGACCTGCGCGGCCTCGAGGTCGGTGACGAGGGAGGCGAAGAGTTCGGCCTGGTCGGACGACAGCCATTCGGGGCAAGTCGGCGAGCCGGTCGCGGGAATCGGCGCGGGTTTCGCTCGAGCGGGCACCGGCGGTTTGGCTGGCGGTTTGGCGATCGCGGCGAGTTTTGCGGCTTTTTCGGCTTCTGCGCGGCCGCGGCGTGAATTCGGGTTGCGAGAGGGTCCGCGGAGTCCCATATGAGCGAAGTGCTTTAGAATTAACGTTTGAAAAACGTGGTCAAACTTTGAAAAACCTGGTCACACACGTACGTTGCGGCGCGCCGGTCACCGGGTCGCCTTTCCCCAGAGATTTGACCGCCCCCCTACCAGGGTGGGTAACCGAGGTCTTTACGTAAACTCTGAAGGCCTGACCCCTCGAGGTTTGCGGTCAGCCTTGCTCGTAGATCTTGCGAGCGTCAGCCAGGCGTTTAGGGTTGCGTATCTGCAGGTAGACCATGGTCGACTTGATGTCAGCGTGTCCAATCCAATCCTTGATCGCCAGAACGTCGGCGCCTTTACTTACAAGGTGCGTTGCCAGGGAGTGTTTCAAGACGTGTTCGTGACGGAGCTCCGGAGGGAGTCCTGCCTGGCGAGCATACCGACGGAAAAGGATATCGATCATCCCGCGGCCAATGCCGGAGTTCTTCTTACCTTGTCCGCCGGCGGAGAGCTCGAACGATTGCGAGTTCCGCGAGGGAAACATCGGGCCCGCTTCATTCCCGCGAACCTCACGCCAGGCGTTTAGTGCTTTGGTCTCTTGAGGCGATAACGGATATTCACCGGAGAGTGAACCTTTCACGCGAGTGATCCAGATTGTCTTATTCTTCTGGGCCCAAGCACTCCATGGAATCAATCCAATCTCAGACGCGCGCAACCCTCGCCAGTACGCAATAGTGAAGATTGCGCGGTCTCGCGGGTTTTTCACCACGGCGAAAACGCGTTTAAGTTCGTCTTCAGTAAGGTACTTACGCTGATTATTTGAACTAGTCAAAGTGCGGGGACTGTCTAGTTGGGGCAATCTGAGAATCGATTCTAAAGGGGTTACAGGCAGGAAAAATGCTGTCTCAAATCACGTAATGTCTAATTGGCGAGGGACTGAAAGGCCTTGTCAGATCTTGCTGACATCAGAGAGACGAGCCATTTTTTGCGACTAGGCTATGTCGGGATGTTGACGCACCGCGGCGCCACGTGTCACAGAGGAGAGATCAACGCTAAACGAGTGCCGTAAGAGTTGCCGGTGATGTTCAAGATGCTGGTGATCGTTACGGATCCTGCCGCGGTGATGGTCACCCGGTAGTACAAGATCGCCGGATTGAGCCCGGCATAAACGAGGAAGCTCACCATCCCAGCGACGTAGTTGTCGACGGCGA